GGAGGCGAAGGTGCAGAAGTATCGAGAGCCTATATGGATTTTGCTAGAGCTACTAAGGAGTCACTGGTAGCTGCCTTTGAGCAGGATAGGAGATTCTATCTTGACAATGCTACTAAGAGAACTAACGCTGCTATGGTCTTTGCTAACGAGGCAGCCCAACACCTCAGCTTCTTACGGTCTTTCATAGAGCGCTCAGCAGGTTATGTAGCAATAGCAAATACCTTTGCTAGAGAAGCTGAATCCAGACTCGCTCAAGTTGAAGAGTACATTAGGCAGGCAGCAGGTTATGTAGGTGCAGCAGGAGCTAGTGCAGTACTAGCTGACCGCTTCCGAACAGATGCTAATGAGCGGAGGAATGAAGCCTATTCTATCTGGCGAGACCGCAAACAGTACATTGGAGACTTCACTGCTGGAGCAATAAGGCAGATGCCTGACTATAATAAATAGCCTGCCCATTAGTGGCAGGGCACCTCCTTAAGAGGCAGGGGGATTGGCTAGTTGCCAGCTGATTCCTCTGCCTTCCACATTGTCCCTATTTGGGGTAATTGGTGGTGATTCCGTGCGTGATGTAACGCATTGTACGTGAAATCTGGGGGCTTTGGAAGTGGTGGCAATGTTTCAATATGGATTGGTTATAGTCTATATAAGTATCTAGCCTACTGATTCGGCAAAGGCTACTGCCATTCGTTTAGCATCATCTAGATTATTTGCCTTAAAACCAACTGGTAGGCTCAAGTCTGCTTCTGGATGCTCCTTGAGATATTCCTCTACCCAGCCAGAACTATTAGTGCAGTCGCCTTCTTTTACTGTGTCACCTATCCCAAAGCCGAAGATAGCCCTATGTGACCAGCCATACCATTTCTGCTCTGCCTCACAGAAGCCGATAGAACATACATTGTGTGAGGGGTTTACCTTCTCTGGCTTAATTCTCTTCTTGACACAAAGGAAGTGTGCTCTCTTGCTGTCGCCAATATAATCGCCTGTTGGGGTGTAAGCTACTTTTATGAGCACTGTTGTTTCAGTATTTAAGTACTTCAATAACTCCTCGGTATCTACACTATCATCGCTCCCTCCGCTTAAAACCTCGGCCTCAAACTCAACGCCGTGTAGCTCCTCTCTTACCTCATACCCTGCCTTGTATTTCCGTGTTTCTAAAACTACCTTACCCATTATTTCCCTCCTTTATTCCCAGGTTAAAGTGCACTTTATCTCAAAGGGTAGTCTGAACCCAGCGAGCATCTCTAGCTCTTCTTGGGGTAATTCTACATCTCCATCAAAGCTGATACTATCATGGACTGTAGCAGCCATTATAGGAGGACCTAAGCCTCTGCGACTACACATTATAATTGCTCGCTTCATAACTTCGCCATCGCTGCCAAGTATGGGATAGTTGACTGCCTTCCTCTCCATAGCCTCCTTGTTCAGAACACCCCATTGATTGAACTCCTCTGGTACGCGAATCTTCCTACTGAACAGTGTGGGCTCTGTCCAGCCTGATTGTAGTCCAGACCTCTTAACTGTCTGTACCCAGTCAGCTACACCTGGATATGCTCTGAACCAGTCGTCTAGTAGGGCACTGCATCTCCTAAGGTCTTTAATCTTTGCCTGCTCACTAATGGTTTTAGGTGTAGCTCCATAAGCAACTGCGTAGTTCAGGGTCTTGGCTAGACCTCTAGTTACATTCATCTTCCTGGCAGTGTGCATATGCAGGTCGGACTTCTCTCGGTCAGGGTCATAGAGAATACGGAGCATATCCCTGTCGCCAGACATGGAGGCGAGTATGTACATATGCTCCATTCTGTAGTCGCCTGTGGTAAAGCACCCATTGTCTGGCAGGAGTATGCGTCTACATTCAAGTGGAAAGTTTTGGATATTTCTATTGCGACTGTTCAGTCTGCCTACTACAGTATCAAGATAGTATTCAGTATAGAATCTATCCTCGCCTTGCATGGGGAGTATGTATCTGCTGAGCAGTGTAGACTCGTGCCTCCAACCTAGCACTGCTGCTGCCATAGGGTCACTGAGGAACTGTAGGTCACCTTCTCTAGTTGATAGCTGCTTCTTCTTTCCATCCTTACCTCCCTTAGTCATTGGCAGGAAGTTGCCCCTCTTTCCTAGCACATAGCCTACCTGCTGAGTGCTACCAGGCTTTTCTACTCCATACTCCCATAACTGTTTGCGATAGAATCCCACATCTTCCTGCATTTTGATTTCCAGCTCTGCCCTGGCTCTTTGGTCTATAGCCATACCTCTGAGGCTCAGGTCTATTAGTATCGGAATAACTGCCATTTCTACCTGGAAGTACTCAGGATACATACTGGCTATCTTTGGCAGGTAGTCTAGATATAGTGCATAAGCTACCTTAGCATCATTTTGGCACTTATTGGCAACTGCCATAGGGTCAAGGTCTAGCATAGTCTTACCACCAGTTAGCATCTCTCTAGCAGATGTGGCTATCATGCCTACCTCACCTGCTAGTAGCTCTAGTGACGTCTCTGTTCTACCCAATAATCTAGATGCTACATTAGTATCCCAGATGTTGCTCCTGTCAAAGCCTGCAAGGTGAGGCACCATAGGTAGCACTCCCATATCGAATAACATATTGTGTGCTATCTTACAGACTTGGGAGTTGAATAGTAGAGGTCTGAGTAGTTCTAGCTCTCTCGGTGCTTCAGGATGCACTTGGAAATAGAATGCCTCTTGGGGTGAGAATGCTATAGCAAAGCCAAGAGGCATCCTTTCAGTTAGGCTGACAGTTTCTACATCTACAGATATAGCAGCTGGTGGATGGTCAAGGTAGTGCTGGAAGCGCTCCTTCGCAACTCCGTCTCCGTAGTAGTAGACAGGCACTAGTGGTGTCTTCCTTTCTCACCTGAGATAGTCTTGTATCTATCCTGGCTATCTATTCTCTCTACTAGTAGAGCTATGAGTTCTTCCTTGGCGGACTCCTCCAGTACGAGGTGCTGATGGTTGAGCAGGCACTGCAGCTTCCTATTGGCTAGGCAGCTACTGCACTCCTTAGGTCTAGATATGAATATGCACTTAGGCAACTATAGTCCTCTACCGCAGATTCTTACTATACCTGCTGCCTGGGCTAGCTGTCCACACTTCTCACAGTGACCCCGAAGCTCTTCTATGTTCTGGGCATATCTGCCTTTGCTGTCCCAGTAGTATAGTGTAGCTCCCTCTACTGACACTCCATACTTGGCAGCTTGGGCTATAGCATTAGTCTCAGCGTGGATTGCTCTCTGGCAGTGCCCATCTACCATGATGCAGCCTTCGTCTGTGCAGTGAGGCTCTCCTGGAGCTGCTCCATTGTAGCCTGTAGCTAGGATTCTATTATCCTTCACTATAATAGCTCCTACGGCTGCTCTTGGACAGGTTGCTCTGGATGCCACTTCCTTTGCTATCCAGATGAAGTAAGTGTCCCAATCTAGTCTCATTGTTCTCCCCCTTATATTTTTCTTAATGTTACTATCGACTCGTCGTCTACTACCTCTATTCCCTTAGCTCTCCTAGCAGCAGTGTAAGGCATCCCAGGAGCAGCCCACTTGAAGTGCTCTTCAGGGTCATAGCTGAACCCAACTCGGATACTAGCATCTATTGCCTTCTGCGTTAGATGTACTCTCTGCCCACTGCTCATGTGGTCTTTTACAATCAAAGTCATACTGCCAGGAGTTGTGAGAGAGTCGAAGCACTTCTTATAAACCTTCTCCATCTCCTGAGCCCAGAGGAACTCTGACATAGTGCCTAGATTCAGAGGATTCTTGCTATACTCTACAAAATCATATCCTATGTCTATATTCCACTGGTCTGTTACTGATTTCTTCTTCATTATCCCTGCATACTGAGGTGAGAATATAATATGGTTTGCTACGTTAGGAATGGGCAGGTAGACTTGGCAGGGCAAGTTAATGCACATAATCATTCCACTTATGCCTGGAGCTATCTCCTCTAACCTGTTCAAGGCGGCTGTCTGGATGCTGCTAAACTTTCCACTAATCTCTACACATATGACTCTTCTGCCAATGAGTGCTCCTACCATAATAGTACCTGTGCCTGCCATTACATCTAACAAAGTATCATCAGGCTCTGATACATACTCAATGATAGACTGTACTAAATATACATTTGCTTTTGCTGGGTGCTGGTTTACTTCTGGAGGAAAGATTCTCTTGCGATACCCAGCATCAGCTGGGAATATTATCCAGCCTTGCTCATTGCGAGAGTATTCAGGAGCAAAGTCTTTAGTCATGTAAGTGCTCATCTACAAAGAACTTAATAGCTCTACCTCGATTCCTTGCATTTTCGACTGGTACTTTTTCATCTGCTGTAGGCCCATATATAATCAACCTTCCCCTAGGTGCCTTGATAACCATTTGAACTCTTCTAATTATGTTCTTTGGAACTGGGTATAACTCCACATCAGCAATCACAATAGCACCTACATCGTCTAGAGTTACCTCATCTGCTGATTTCATATCTCTCTTCCTAAGGAGCTGAGTATTTTTTCTGCCATTTTTTTGCCTATTCCTTCAACTTCCATCAGTTCACTAACACCGACAGTTGCTAGGTCTAGAATATTGACGAACTTGTTGGCTATCGCCTGAGCCTTGACCTCTCCAACTCCCAGCTGGTAGGCATTGCTGAGGAATAGTAGTGCCTTAACAAATGGGTCTACTTCTCTAATGTGGATTCTTGGTCTAGCTACTCTCTGTAGCGTACCATGCTCTTCTAAGGGCTTCTGCTCATTCCTATATATGGTAGTCAGCAGGCGTGCAGTCTCTGTCCAGTTGAGAGTATAGTAAGTAGATACACCTACCTTATTTAACCTATGTATCCAGACGTATACTAGGCTGATAGGTACGTTATGCCCTCTGCCTCCAGTTATAGCACTGACTTCTACTGACTCCTTGTCTATGATACTCTCTATCCTGTATGTATAGGACAAGGTTCGGGGGGAAGGGCGGGTGGTGGGGGTATCTGGCATCCTGACCTTAGGCTCATATCTTAACTCTCTCCAAGCAATCTTGCCACTCTGGACTGTATATATCTGTTTGTCTGTGAATGTGGATAGTGGAGTTGGGCTAATGATACCTTCAATAATCTGGTAGTTCTCATCAGCATTGTTGTAGTATCGGCGGAGTTCATCTTCCATAGAGTCTATGTCGGCTAATAGTTCATTGGCTTGTACTCTGTTGAACTGCAACCTAGTGCCCTCATAGTTGGCAAACCAATAGTCTGCCATCCTTGCTGTATTGATATTGGTTACAGTCACAGGGCAGGACTGCTTGAGTAGCTTTATTAAGTTGTCAGGTTCGTTACTGTCAGCTAGAAGCACTGTTATCCTCTACTACTGGATTACCCTCACTATCTCTGCTAACTTCCTTCTCAAAAGGCTTCTCTTCATACTCATCTACATCAGGTCCTTCTGTTAGGTCTAGTTTAGTCCTTGGCAAGTCAGCTGCGTCTCTCTGGTGCATATCTGATAGTGGAGTGCCAGGTCCTATGTCTCCGCCTGGAGGCTGATTAGGAACACGGTCAGGATAGGCTGGGGGTACTGCCTCAGATGTGCTAGGTGTGTCAGCTGCGTCAGTTCGTGATTGCTGGTTGGACTCTGAGTCGAGTCTAGCAATAGACAGCTGGTCTCCAAGTGACGATATCTCCTTTCTTAACTGTTTAACTAACTCATCCTTCTCATCTAGCTCTGCTTCTTCTTCAGGAGTAACCTCTGCCACGTCCTTACCATCGTCTGCTATCTCAATAGCTACTGGGTCTAGTGGAGGTACCCACTCAATAGGAATCATTACTCCCCGCTTGGTAGGATGAGGTACTGAAGTAAACATAGGGAATATAATCTTCTCTGGGTCTTCATTCTTAGACTCGAATAGATATACTCGGACATAGGCAGGTAGGATATAATTCACATCACGAGCTTCCATATCCATCGACTTGTTAGGTAAGTTGTTTCTCATTGCTTCCTCCTTTGTAGTATGATACAGGAAATGACATTCTAATTCTAGTGCTACAACTAGGACATTTGAATTCTTGTATTAGGAAGATAGGCTTATTGTTTGCCCAGCCGTACTGGTGTGAAGTATGGAGCATCAGTATACCTGAGCTATAAGGACAGTTCGGGCAAGGCACTTCCATCACTTTAGCATCTTCCCTGCTAGATTATCTGCTCTAGGTATCCACTGATAAGTTACTTCCACCTTCTCAGTCATTTGCCATACTCGCTGGGCTAGCTTTCTCAGTCTACTATTACCTATACTATACTGGCGGGATAGTTGTTTTACAACTACCTCATTGTCAGAGCATATTAGTATAGGTGGAGGCAGCTGCCTAGGAGTTTCATCTGATGGAGATATTACCTTGGCAAAGTCCTCCTCGCCAGTGGCTCTTAGTTTCTCAACATCTAAGTCGCCTTGCCGAGCATCTAGCTCCTTATTCCACTTGATGTAGAATGCACCTAGTCCGAATATAATAGCCAGATACTCTGCCTCCATACTAGTATGCCCATCAGGTAGGTACTGGTATCCACTTCCTCCTCCATCAATGACGTAAGCGACTGTACTTGGGTTGGCATCACAGTATATTCTAGGCACTGGCTGCACCTCTCATTGTATTCTGTAGGTTAATAACGCCTTCATAGGTGGCAGGGATTTCTAACCCAACTGCACTAAGTCCCATACCTTCCAGCCCACACTTAGTTATCTTAGCTACAGGCTGCTTGTCAGGCACACCCCCTACCATAGTCTCCTTAATACTGAGCCACAAGACTAAATCAGAGAACTTTGCAGTTTCTTTATATCCATCCATTATAATCTTTCCAGTCTTGCCTTCCGTCACTCCACCCTTACCATCAGATATAGAGCCGTACTCTTCAGTTGGGTAGTGTATAAGAATTAGATTTTTTCTGTAGGATCTGGAGGTATGGTATATCCTCTGAAGCCTATCATACACTACTCCGTACTCGACAGGCTGCAGCTTCTCTCGGTAGTCATTCTCATCGAATGGAGTACTAGGATGGTCTTTCTTCCATTTTAGCACCTGCTTGTCCTGGAGTTCTTGTAGGTAGGCATCACATCCTATTTTATAGTGGAGGGTAGCTGAGTCTACTATGATAGTCTTAATATCCTGAGCCAGACAGTCTGCAACAATTTGCTCTATGATGTTCTGCCACAGCTCCTTCGTACCCTCTATCTTCTTAGGGTATGACACTGTCCTGGTAGATGCTTCGGTGGTAATGCCTTTCATCTTGGCTATATCTGCATCAGTTAGTGGCTTAGGGAAACTGTAAGATTCTACTCCTTCTACATCTATACGCCAAGCTGCTCTAGCGAATCCTCCAACATCCACATCTAGGTGTGATGTCTTCCTTGGAAATGTAAGGCCCATAGTTGTCTTGCATGTGCCCTCGTCTCCGCATATCGCCACAATTCCGATGTAGTCATCGCTCATACACTTTCCTCCTGTCATCTGTTCCTTTAAGTACTCGCATGTCCTCATACATCTGCTGGAATATAGGATACAGAGGTGTGAGAGATTTGCTGCCTTGTTGAAACCCCTTGGTTAATCCAAATCTTATAGCTAGCCTGACCTGTTCTCTCTTAGCTACAATAAATGGGAGCACTCTCTGTAGGAGAAGGAGTGCGTTCTCTCCGCTCACTCTGTATGTGTAGCATATATGTTTTCTATGGGACCTATTGTCCTGCTGTATGACCTTGTTGGTGAATGTATAACCAGCTAACAAGCACTGCTCCCTGAGGTAGTCTATCAGCTCGATAGATGTGTTAGAAAATGAGACTTCCAAGCTATATTGAATATTTCTATTCCTCTTGCTATCTCTTCTTACAAGGTGTACACATCCATCACAGTCTATTACTCCTGCTATGTAAGCAGCATCTACATCAGAAATGTTGTCTAGTCCCATAACTTCTGGTCCTCCTTTAGTCGCTGGGCATTTACTATAGTTTCACATACTAACTTGTATCGGCAGTACTTACACTCCCAGTCGTAGCAGTTAGCAAAAGGAGTAGGAGGAATGTTGTCTGCTAAAGCTGCATCTAGTACTCCCTTGTTGTAGGTTATCTTCTCCCAGTTGGCATCTATTTCCTCCTCCTCAAAGGTGAAGGTATCACAGTATATTACTGGGAAAGGTGGGCTAAAGTCACCCATCATATAGAGAACTACAAGGTCATACTGGGTAGTACCCCTAATCTTACAGCCTCCCATCATATAGTCTAGCCAAGTTACTGGTACAGAATCATCCATATAGTGATACCTGGCTGACTTGCGAGTAGTTTTGAGTTCGATGAGTTGCTGGATGTCAGATGTTGTAGGAGTGAAGCTCATGTCTGGGCTATAAATGACATCTTCATAAGTGTATACTATAGGCTCCATGTTCTTAGGTGTAAGCACATCTTGCAGACCGAAGCCTAAAGCAAATAGCATTACTTCCTCATCGGTAGGTTCTGCTGCCTGCCTCTGATCAAGGAATGTTCTGGTACGGCAGGTAACATAGCTGCTTAGATGGTTGGACTCACGGACTTCCTTTATCTTGTATAAGCCTGCCAAGTGGTTGAGTACCTGCCGCTTGAGTTCAGGGTTGTCAACTCGTCTCATGCCTCTCCTCATGCGGTGATATGAAGTTAACAAATGCAGCAGCACGGTCTAGTATGTCTTTAGTCACAGCTTCATTGGCTACTTGGCTAGTGAGCTCCTTTGCACTTGCAGATTCAATAGCTTTGGCTAGTGCTTCTATCTTGATAGTTTCCTTGATACTTAACATTTCCATTTCACTCCTCCTCAGAGGGAGCCTGCACCACCTTGCAGTACACTGCTACAGACTCCCTCCACTACATACTATGATACTATATGGTAGACTTCCTGCTCATCCTTAGTGAACTTACCTGCTGTCACCAGAGTATTAGCAAATGAGTCTGGTGCTGATATGGGCTTAGAGATAGCCTGGAGTAGGTCAGCATCATTCCTGATGACTGTGTTCTTCAGGGCTTCATCATTGAAGTTGGCAAGGGTCTTACCATCTAGTAAGCTCATTGCTAGGTCCATAGCTGACTGACCTTGACTACTAGCAACGCCTATGCCTTCGATAGAGTAGATAGTCCAGGATGGTGAGGGTGTATCTCCACCTTTGCCGTCATTGGCTCTACCGTCCCAAAGCATAGGAGGGTGAGGTCTGCCATCGTCACCATCTGCCATTACAAAGCCTATCCTCTTACCAGTGCAGTCCTTTAAGTCTGTTCTCTGTGCAGGCTTGACATAGGCAGGGTTGCTTTGGTCAAGTTGGGCAGGAGAGTACTGCTGGTCAGCAACATTATTGAAGCCGACAGTTCTGTCCTCAGAGGAGCCTTCAGAAAGGAATCCCCACTTGGACTTCTTGCGGTTAGATTGTCCTACCATTATAGTGTAAGTAGGGAAGTGGTAGGGTTCTACTGCCTCCAGGACCTCTATATCCTTGAGATTAACATTGACAACCTCACGCTCGTAGGCTGCTTCACCTACACCGCCTGTCCTTTTCTCCGTAGGCATACTGTCGAGAACTCCAGTAAACCTCCGCAGAGGTCCTACATCTGACTCGATTAGACCTCTTGTAGTTGGTAATCCTTCTTGTGTCATTTACTTTTTCTCCTTCTATAACTTATTGCCTGTAAGATTCCGAAAGGTATTAGTGTAGCTGCTACTAATACCACTATGATTATTGTTACCTCAATATCTCACCTCCGTTCTCATTAGTTCGAGTGTCTCTTCCCACTTGGCATCGTATTCCTCGATGGTATCTCTAGGGTCATCCCTTGGCAGTGCCACAACCCCTAGCTTCATCCCACTAGATAGAACAAAATGTGCTCGCCCAGCCCATCCATTCCAGTTCCTTATGTGTTCGGTAGGCGGTAGCTCGTAGCGGGCAAAGCCTTCATACGGAGTTCCACCAGGGAAAGTGCCTTTAACAAGTAACCCGCAACGCCCCACGTCTACTTGTGTTACTGAAACAAAGGCCCCGTCACTATTCCTTATCTCATCCCCAACCTTGATAAGTTCTGATACTTTCATTCTTACCCTTCCGTATTATTCAATTCCATCTAGACCATTATACCATAGAGTGCAAAGCCTTGTCAACCCATGTATTTTTACTGAAAGTTTGGGTAAATGAAATTCATATTACATTATATAATATATTATATTTTACCATATAGTACATTGTCAAAGTATATTAAAAGATTATTATTCTAGTTTTGAAAGGTCTTGTTCGCCTCTGAGGGTTAGCTGCTCTTCCTCCTCATAGATAGGCATACGGCGGCTGAGTATCTGAGGGTGGAGAGTCTCTCTGTCCCAACGGAGGATAAGGATGGGTAGTACATCATCAGCATTGCGGTGCTTAGTGAAGGTAGCCTGGACTCTAGTCATAGTGTTATCGCTAGGGTCAGGGTCTATGCGGAGAATAGTGTCAGCCCAACGGAGGAGTGCCCGAGAACCAGTAGCATCTTGACTACCCATAGATATAGGTCTACCTGACTCATCCATCTTAGACTTGCGAGTATGGTGGACTATAATAAAGGATACACCTGGAATTGACTTAGCAGCATCTTCCATTATTAAGTCTATTTTATCAAGGAGAGGCTTTACGTCAGTTTCGGCTGATATGTCTCTGTTGAACATCTTGTATAGTGGGTCGAGGATGACAGTGAGGGGAGCTTCTGGTAGTTCAGTTATGCAGGTTTCTATATTTTTACGAAGAGACTCCCAGCCTGAGGACTCATCTATGTGGATGAACTGTTCAGTGCGATTGATAGCATTGTTTGGATAGGAGAAGGCAGTTGCCTTAGCATCCAGTTGGTCTAGTTGTTCTGATGTTACTTCCTTATGCCCATCCTTAGCAAGGTATATTTGCTTGCTACCTATACAGTACTTCTCTAGCCGCTCACGGTCTATATACATAGGTAGCTCAACTTGAAGGCGAAGGATGTTAGAAGGATAGGTGTTGAAGCCTAGCCACATACTCCCTCTGGCTAGGCAGTGAGCAGTATGGATGGCTAGAATGGACTTCCAGCAGCCTTCATCTCCAAAGATTATCATTCGGTTCTTGACATTGAGGACACCTTTGGAGATGATGCGAGTACGGTGAGGAGGAGTCCATTCTAATAAGTCGGATGTAGTGAATAGTTGCTTATCCTTACTATGAATGTCACTCATATATAGTTTACCTTTCTTAACAGTCTAGATTTTAATTCCCCCTCTAAACGGTAGATTTAGCGATATTCTCTGGGCGGCAACATACCAGTAGGATATCTAGTAGATAACCGGTTCTTTTTAGGCACTAACCACTTAACTAGCCACCACCTAATCAAAATGGCACATTTTACAAGTGGCTTCATATCTCTGCGTTTCTTGAATTGGTACTCATTAGGCCAAGGCTCATATTCATTCAGCGGTCTCATCCTTAAACCCTCCAATCTAATCCCAGTTGTTCCATCGGGTAGATTCAAGTTTTATTATTTTTATAGTGACCCCACTGCTTCAGGTATATCTCATGACCGAGTTCTTTAAAGCCACTCTGCCAGTTCTCTTTCATGGCATCCTTAAACATCAGGGCTGATTCTTTTCTGCTACTGCCCCTTCGTTGTAACTTTGGTTCAAACAAGGTATTAGTTATCATCCACCAGACAGGGGCTATGACCCATGAATACTTATCAGGATCATGCAAAAGACTCTTTGGAGACCCGTCATATGGATTGTGACCAATTACTAAATCATAACCCTTCCGCCCGAACAGAAACCTTGAGACTTTAGCACCTAATTCTGCGTGTTGCTTTTTTTGCTCATAATCGTCTAGGTAGTCTTTTCCCCAGTGGCCTATGTCATGGAGAAATATACAGACTGTCTGCCAAACATTAGGAGGAGAATGGTAGAGCCTACACCATGCAACAAAGACAATTAGCGAATGGACGAGCGAATGGCAACCAAGAATAATACTAACAGTACCTTGTCTCATTCTATATCCTCCAGGGTAGATTCAGCTCTCCCATTATGGAGTTGTATTGGGCTCTAGATATTTAATAGTCTTACCAATCGAAGCGGCATACTCTATCTCATTCCTAGTAGAGTTGCCTATGTAGCCACCGACATTCAGGACAAACACCTCATCGGCAAGGTCTATTTTGCGCAGATGAAGCACATCCATCTTTTCAGCAACACCCTCAGCTTCAGCTATATGGTCTTCCACGTCAGTATATCCAGCTGGTAATAAATGCAGCCCCAAGGTTATAGCACCTTCCTTTTCCATAGTCCAGGCTATCACTGCCATTTCAGCCACAAATCTACTAGACCCGCAAAGGCATATTATTTTAGGTCTAGCTGCTGCCTCAGCGACCTGGATATAGCCGAGCTTTAACATCTTGTCTATCTGGGCTTCTAGCATCTTGGAAAATATATTAAATGGATACTTCTGCAGTATAGGTTCCATTTCCTCCGGTGTCAGCATAATATCTTCTGCCATTATTTATTCCCCTTCAGGGCTTGCCAGCATTGGTCACAAATAGATGAACCAACCCAATCTCTATCCAAGTGTTGACAGCCAGTTTCTATCTTAATAAATAGCTTCTCTCTCTCATCCTTCCTTGCCTCTTCTATCTCTTTCTCCAATTGGCCAAGCATTTTCTTTAACTTTACTTGCACTAAACCATCAGAGGTGTGATACTCGGTCAGGTTGTTTACCACTATTGTTCTTAGCTTCTCTCTTACACCATCTTCTATGTTCATCTTACTCCTCCAACTAGCCTTAACCTTTATGAACCCCAAGTGTGAGTAGGTCTACGACGAAATCCTTTATATTGCCTAGGAACTTCACTATCTTTTCTATCACTCTTACTCCTCTAGAGATTTAGTACAGGATTCAAGTTGGGCTTGGGCCCCATCTCTAACCATTTGACGCATTGGGAATGGTTTGTCTTCATTGTGTTCTATAATCTCTGTTATTTGCTCTGGACTCAATAACTTTGTCTCCAGATGCTCTTTTACTTTGGTGAGGATTTGGGCAGCACAGTCATCTTGGAGAAGCCCCTGTGCAGTAGAAACACGGTAGTACATTCTAAGCTGGTCTATTATGTCTTCCCTTAATGTCATTATGCCTCCTTTTTATTCTCGCTTTCTCGGCTCTGGGTGGGGCTAGACAACTATAGAGCCAACTTAAGCCATCCTTTCTTTGGCTGGCTCGGCTTTCTCCTATCATCTCCGCCTTTCTCGTAAGCCGAAGGTTGAGGACTTGCACCTCGGACACCAGCCCTATTCTATTGTATCCTTTTAATGCTTTACTTACAGACTTCCAGTCATAAGGTCCTGGTATGTACCAAGTGAAGATGAATTAGAGTTTTGCTATATATCTCATTATATAATCCTTATATTATATTCGGTATGCTACCAGAGATTCAACAGATACCGAAGATGATTTTACGCTTTTTCATTTTATACTCCTAAACCAGCGTTTATGTGGTCTAGTTGGAAATTCACTTGATAGCAAACAGTCTATCCCGAAATCATGTTTGTCTAAGGGGAAATCTATTTCTCTGGGCGAATGGCACAACGCTCTAACTTGCTGGCGACAATCGGTTAGCATTTCTACCATTCCCTGTATTTTATAAAACCGTTTCTCATCCCCCATCAAGCGGGCTATCTGTTTCTCTTCTTGCAAATCCTTTATATCCTGTTTCCACCTATGCTTTAACTGAATAAGTAGCCGTCTAACTCTCAGCCATTTGTTCACACCTCTATATTTCAAAACAAAACGGATTTTATCTTCTGGCACATACTGGGCTAAGTCAGCTACTATCAACTCAGGATGATTCTGGCGATAATTGTTTATATCCTCTACCATCTTCAAATCCTCCTTAATCCTATTTTAATTACTACCAGCATTCTTCTTGGTTAGGTTTTATCTAATTGTACCTTCTCATTATATCATACTTAGGGGGCAGTTGTCAACCCCAACAGCTACTAGGGTTCAGCTGAACAGATGATTAACTTAACTATTCACTCGGCAATTCAGGGTTGGAGTAGATGTTACCGATTACTTCATAGTGCCAAGAGCCATCAGTCTGCATATCATCTATAAAAGGATTCCAGCCACCGAATGTTGATTCTACCTTGTGTATTCTGCCAAGCCACTTTAGTATATCCCCCTCATATATCTCAACGCCGTTCTTGTCTTTTAAGCCAGTGTACTCTAATGGTATCATATGAGGGTAGAATTGGCTGAGCCTAGTGCTCGTGCCAGAGACATTAACGAAGCCCCTACCATCAGGCATCAAGGTTATTTGGTCTGCCCCCATCTCCTCTGGGCTATACATCTTTTGCTGCTCAGTATGCCAAGCTCTATATTTATGCTCTCTCATTTTGCCTCCTTAACTGTTCACCAGGAACCTACGGATATACTTTCGCCAGCGGCTAATGGTACTGCGGTCTACCTCCCAGTTGTAGCGCTGGCAGACTTCATTGAGGCTACCCTTGAAGATGTCAATCTTGACTTTGACTTCATAGCGTACCTCAATGTACTTCATGCGAGGAGTCATAGGGAACTCTTCAGGTAGCAGGTCAGGAGAGTCAGTGGGCTTTCGATGCTGTGGAGGGAGGAGTCCTCTATCTCTTAATATTCTTCGTCTGAGTTCTGCTGTGGATATTTCTTCCAATTTAATAGTTCTCCAAAGAGGTAGTCATAGAGCCATTGGACACCTGCATCGAAGCCCTCGCAATAGTCAGGCGACCTGTCCTGCTTCAACCCATCAGCTACTGTAGCATGCTCCATTCTAGTAAGTGTTCTCTGAACTTCATTATCCTTCATCTTTGTATACTCCTTCCTTAACTGCTAGCCATATGAAGCCAGCAATGGTTAGTCCAAGTGCAATGCCTCCAATAAATTGATAGTCCATCAGTCTATTTCCTCCTTATACTCTAGCCACTGGTCTGATAGGCAGGCAGGGCAGCTAGGTTCAGGGATTACTTCAGTTGGGTCTGAAGGGTCTGGCAGGTAGGTAGGCTTTAGTTGGTGAGTGAGGCCTAGCCAGCCACAGCGGTTGCAGCGTGCTTCTAAGTTGTCTAGTTTAGTACTCATTCCTAGTTACTCTCTCCTAAAAGGTTCTGCTACATTGTCTATGTAGGTTCTGCCCCTGAAGTAGCCATAGCTGATAAGCATAATGAATAGTCTGTAGTACGATTCTGGGTCTTTCATCACTTCCGTCAGCACTTGTGTAGATGACAGTAAATGACTAGCAAGATATGCTGCAGTTTTAGTAAAGTCTAGCCTCTGACTCTCTATACCACTACTGTTAATATCATCACCGAGCCAATCTAGCATACCAGCTACACCGCAGCTATCTTTCTTGCTACAGGTACTGCACTTCTGATTCTCCATCTGATTCCTCCTTTAACTGTTCGTTTAGTTCCTCACACTCTGTCCCGTTGTACTCGACCTCGCAAGGATAGTCGCTTAGCTCACACCAATATATAGAGTCTGTTGAGACACGCAGTTTGCGTAAATAGTAGCAATCAAGGTGAGCTGCCTTTTCTGCCATTTAGTTTCTCCTTTATAGTTCATCTACTAGAATTATTAGTAACTGTCTGATTGATTCAGTAGTATTGATGGTCATACCATTCTTGTCTAGGCTGTAGTAATCAGTTAAGCCTACCTCAGCAAGCCATTGTTGGAATACTTTTTTAATTGCCTTAATATCTGCATCATCTAGGTAAGCATTCTCTATTAGCATCTCATCTAGTGTTGACATCTGTTTGCTCCTTTATTCCTACCCATATTTTATCCCATGCTAGGTAGCATTCTTTACAATAGTGGCACAGCATATATGACTGGCTAGACCAGGGCCTATCTAGTACCACCTTGAGCTGACTGTCAGTTGGATAGCGGATGATATAGCAGTCAGTACCATAACATAGAGGGCAGGAGATGACTAGCCAGTCGGGAGTATCTTCAGTGTTGGTCTGACTACTACCTGTCCAGTCAGGAGTAGGATAGAATGGGTCAACTACCTTGTAGCCATAGAGGTCATCACCTATTAGGTGGTAGGTTTCTAGTACATCACCTGGCTCTAGTTCCAAGCTACCTCCTTAGTTTGGATTTAGATTTGCTTTGTCTATTATGTAGTAACTGTCAGGACCTCCTGCCTTCTCCCGTAATTGGTAGGACTCTATCAGATTAGCCAGTAGGTCTTTTGGGTCTAGGTTTTCTAAGAGAGCTTTGCAGATTTCTATATCCGTATCCTCAATAATACCTGCTGCTAGGAGATTAATAGCCGTCTGGGCTATTACTGATTCCCTGGATAAGTGGATAATGTTCATTGTCCGACCCTCCTCACTGTTAATATACCTGTGCGGTAGGCTATGCTAACTGCATGGGCTATACTGCGAGCATTTAGTTTTATATTTATAGTATAGCGTTGATGTCTTACTGTGTGGCTGCTAGTTCCTCGTACGAGTGCTATGTCCTCAGCTGTTAGACCTTGGGCAGTTAGTATTAGTACATCAAACTCAGCCTCGCTTAGTAGTTTGGTGTGAGTGTCAGTCATATATGCCTCCCCGTAGTAAGCCCGCTGCTATCTCCTTAACAACTACCTCGTGCATAACATTAGCTTTATCGTCAGCATCTACTTCTGATATGCTCCAAGGGCTGTCAAAGAACACTTCCCTTTCTACATCAGCGTCATGGTATCGAGTATCACCTGGTTTGGCGTGAAATGCCATAGTCTCATAGTATCTGTCAGCACCTATCTCTGAGAACATCTCATCAAAGCCGTATCCTTTACCCTTGAGGGGATTCTCTTGCAGACCTACAGTTGATACTACTATTTTTATATCCTCATACTCTAGCAGAGTGTTCCTTCTGAATCGGCATTGGTTAGCGCAGATGAAGTGACCTGCCCATCCCCTTTCTGTTCTTCTAACATCAGCCATTGCTTACCTCCTTATGCTGTTGATAGCAGCTCCATGTGTCTTAGCCACTCCATAAGGGAGTGTGATTAAGGCTGCTATGATTCTAATTGCTTTGCTCATTGTTTACACCTCCATTGTTTCGAGTGCTACTAACTGTGCAGTACAGTGCGGTACAGCACAGTAAGTTACTGTGCCTGTATTACTGCCAGCAGTATGACTAGTATAGTGAGTACCACTACTTCAGTTGCAAGTATCCCAGTTAATATTTTAAGAGTGCGGTGCATTAGGCTCGCCTCCCCGCTATGTAGGGTGTTAGGTCAGCTGTTCCTCTTGGTACTCCTACCGCTAGCAAGTCTGCTGTGTTCATACCAGCCTGTGATTGGTGCTTAGATGTAGTAGCAGAATACTTAGTAGTGTTACCTATCGTCTGACCATTGGGTAGCCTTTGGAGTATTACAGTGCCGTAGCTGAACAGCTTATCACCTGTACTGGATGTGCTGCTACCCTTACCTGATTTACCTTTCCTGAACGCCTTATAGGCGGCTTGGTTACTTGCCATTGCCTGTCCTTCTCATTGTTATATATCCATTATACCAGACTTCCCACCTTATGTCAACTACCATTCATCATTTCCCTATGGTGCTCAAGTATCATCTTACGTACATAATACTTCAGGTTCTTATTGTCACCAGTAGCATTCCATAATGGTCGAAACTCAGAGTACAGCTTGAGTAGCTCACTCATGGGCAATGTCTTTGCATCCATTTCTATTTCCCCCTTATTGATTATATATCCATTATAACATATAGTTCAATGGATGTCAACCTGTCTGTTGCGTGGTGCAACAAGTAACCACATGACTTTACTACCTTACTATCTAAAAGTAAGCATAAAGAAAGGACAGGCGGTAACTAACCTGTCCTTCTTTGTTGCTACTGGTCTGGTTTATATGATGCCTTCTTTCTTCAGTAGCGCTTGCCTTATGGCATACCTCCAGTTCTTATCAGCACTTGACTCATATGCTTGAGCAAAGGATATACCGTCTTTGTACTCTTCATTAGCATGCCTTTGCAGCATATCTTCAGTACTAATGTTGAACTTCCTGCCGCCTCCACTACCTGTACTGGCACCTGTTGTCTTAGTCTTGGTAGTGGTTTTCATCAGTCGCAGTACTGGCGCCTGTTCTCCGAAGTCATAACTGTACCAAATACCATCAGCAGCGTCAAGGTCCTTGCTATCTATTATCGGTGTGACTGCCTTGGTGATTGCCGCTTTGACTTTGTCACTCATTGAATCTAATGCGGCCTTCTTGGCATCCAGTTCTACTTTCTCCCGTGCCTTCTGGAGAGTATCAATCTTGCGACTGACTGCGGCTACGGTCTTGAAGTCCTTCGACTTCATTGCCACATCAAGTTCAGCCATCAACTGGTCTTCAGTAGGCTCAACTGCTGTGGCTACTTCTGGCTCATCTGCCATAGTGTCACCTCCATTATTTTCTGCCAGTTATAACCTCCAGTGGGAGGACTAACCTCCCTTTACATTACAGGTTCTTGCAAGTGACAACAACCCAGATGTCCAGCAAGTATGCATAGAATCGGCGTAGCTGTCTTTTCATTGTGTTACCTCCAATGATTATTAGTAGAACTAATCCTACCACTGGAGGCCATAACCTATGCAGTTGTTAAGGTGCTGTGCTGGACATTACCACTTCCAATCCAGCATTATGTAAAGCCCTTAGGCTATTACATCGCTTTAATCTTGTTGAGTAGGGCATCGAGTTCAGCTATGGCTATTGTCTCATTAGGTGCATGTTTGGTGTACCAGCTCAGTCTACCCTCGAGATACCCTATAATCCAGTGGATTGACTTCATTGTGCTGCCTCCAATGAACTTTATACATACATCATATCATATAGTAATAACCTTGTCAACTGGACTGACAATGATTGACAGGCAGTGGCATAGTTCAATCGCCACCATGCTAATGCATAGTCATTATATTGGCCATATGCTACCACTTTCAAAGTGCCAACTATACAATCATCGCATACGACCTGGCAGCTACTGTTCTTATACGATAGTCGCATAGGTATAAGAACAGATGTGCTAATTACTATTTGGAGTGGCATTCTCTCCTACCCATCGTATACGAACTTCAAAACTTCTAGCCCCCATACGGTCAGGCAAGTTTGCAGTGATATAATAATATTATACTGTAGAGCGAGAATTCTCATTCTGAAACTTTTTCTATCCATTCCTCACTATTCCAGACTTTGTTGTGTTTTTCTTTCATCACGAAAGCCAACCAGAGTTGTTCCATTGAGGTAAACTTGTACCAATATTTGAGACTATATTCAAATGCCCAATCATGCCATCTCTGTAACTGTAAGAATGGAGGGTATATCTCAAAGTTCATGACCATCTCCTGCAACTGGTCTTGAGTAGGCAGGTCACCATAAGCCTCTTCATTCGTGCTGTCGTAGTACAAGTAGTAGTAACCATCACTAGCAAGCATAACACCATTGTCTACTATGAAGATTGATGCTGCTCCTTTGAAATGCCTGAGCGGTATGTCCTCCTGCGCTGCCATCCTCATCTTGATATACGTTTCGCTAGTATCCATTTTATTCCTCCTTCACTTTGTCATAGTCTCTCTCTGCCATCACTCTAACAATTATCCTAGCAAGCTCTACCTCATCCTCTACCTCCTGACTAATATACCACAAGTCCTGCATCTTGGCTACTCTTATCTTAGCAGCTCTATATCTATTCAAGTATCTCTGATAACCTTCATTCTTGCCATGCTTATTCATCAAAACACTGAGTTGATTAGCTCCATCTAGCGATGAAGGCAACCATAGGTACTTCAAACACTTATTACACTTGAACAGTACACCACCATCAACATACTCATTCTGAGCAAAGTAGTGAGGCTCTCCTGATGGGCAGAATGAGCCTGGATGCTCTACCCCCAACTCTTGGGAATTCCGCCTAGGTCTACCATTCTCTCCTTCAACTCCTCCACTTCGCTTCCTATCACTATTATCCTGTCTATGTCTTCCTCGTTTGGGTCTAGCATCAGGACCTTCAGCTTCTGCACTAACCTTGCCCTTTGGCGAAGAATCTTGAACCTTTCCTCCCTCTTTTCCTTTGGAATTAGAAGCTTTCTTTTTCCTCTTGTCTCTACGTGGGGGTTTGATGCTAGATGCTCCAGACCCGATGCTAGCCAGCAGCATCGCCCATCCCTCTTCCTCTGAGCGTGCCATCGGAAGTTCTTCACCCATCTTCTTGCCTCACCTCCCTCCTGTGTAAATCTCATCCATAGTTTGCCAAAGACCATAGGCTCACCATTAGTAATGAGCTCCAGGCAGTACGAGCATTTAACTGATTTATTACACCTACTTATCCAAATATCTATTCTGGGTTCCTACCTTAACCATTCTATATCTCATTATACCATATAAGTGGTAGCCTTGTCAACTGTACTATTCAACTATATAAAAAACTGTCACCCGATTATATTTTATCCTTGACATGGCAACTATGACATGGTATACTGAGACTACAATAGGAGGTATTTATGACAGAGCCTCAACTTCTACCTCCCTCAGATACTCCAAAGGAAGTAGCTGTAGCAACCTCCCTTATTCCTTGGAGAAAAGATGATTACCGAGCAAGATATCTGGGCTACCTAGCCTGTGGCTTTATGCCTGAGGAAGCTCTATATATGCTCGGTCTTTCTATGTCCTGGTTAGAGGAAGTTAGGCAGGAGGCAGAATTCTCTACCTTTGAACTCCAGGTTCCAGAAATTCGCAAGGAACTATCTAAGGAGTACATTGAGTTAGACTTCTTCCGCAACTTCCGAATGGTGCTGGAGAAGGATTACAAGGTACTCCGCATCTCACTTGGGCTAGAGGAAGGTAAAGACGGTAAAGTAGTTTCACTGTCTCCCTATGACCAGCAGTACTTACTCAAGATGCGTAGCAACTATACGCCTCAACAGCTCCAAATACTTGAGCAGGTAGTTAGTGGAACTGGCGGTGACTTCAACTTTGCTGAGTGGACAAGAAGGAATCAGGATATTATTACTTCAGTAGAGATTAGCAGGACTGAAACTGTTAAGGTGGAGAAGGGAGATGCCTAGGCGGAAGACAGTTACAGCCAAGGTCATCCATGCAGCAAGACGCAACATCAAGCGGGCTCAGATGAGCCGAATAAGAATTAGAGAACCTCGAAGTGTTGGTAGAATAACAGCTAGCAGAATGAGATATAGTAGACCAGCAACAGGTCGTAGAGCAAGAATGCCACTTAGGAGGACTCGATGATTGAAGGAGCACTGATTGGAGGACCTGTAGCCCTCCTAGCATACCTGATTTTCTTTATGTACCGCAAGGATAGAAGAGATACTGAACGCCGAGTCCACGATATGCACGAGGCTCACTCTGAGCGGCTAGAAAACCTGCTCAAGAAAGACCAGAAGACTAGGGAGAAGCATACCAGAGCTCTTGCAGAACTTACTACAATTATGAAGCGTATCAACGGAAGGAATTAAAAGGAAGAGATAGTGGCTACTGTTACTCAAGACCAAGCTCTGCGGACTCTATTCTCTAACCGCCAGTTGACTATGGAGTCACTACTCCAAATAGAGAACAAGGAAAGGCGGCTTGTTCCTTTCATACTAAATCCTATTCAAGCAGATATGATAACGAACTCAGGCTTTAGAGACATCTATGTCAAGCCTGGGCAGGTGGGTGCTACGTCAGTTCATGTGGCTGACTTCTACCTAGACAACATTACTATCAATGGCACTGTGTCAGTCATTATAAGCTACGATGAAACTAGTGCTAAGAGGCTCATCCTTAAGGCTAAGAGATTCCACAGCTTCCTTCTTAAGAGAATCCCTACTATTCCAAAGCTAGAGCATAAGGGAGCTGAGGAACTTACCTGGGAGGATAAGAATACTGGGCACTACTCAGTAATGTACATATTCTCATCTAGAAGCTACACTCTAGGAAGAGGTGAAGCAATACATAACCTGCTACTGGATGAGTATGCCTTCTGGCTCCTAGGCACTCATGAAGCGGTATTTGGCTCAGCTGTTCAGAGAGTACCACTGAAGCCTGGAACAAAGATAAGAGTTCAGTCTACCGCCAATGGTGAAGATAATCCTTTCTGCGAAATGTATAGAGCCGCCAAAGAAGGAACAACTGTAGCTCAGTCAGTCTATCAACCTCACTTCTACCACTGGTTTATTCATCCTGAGTATGTGATGTATGCTGATGACCCATTCTGTCTATCTGGAGATGCTGTAGAGCCTCTGAACAATCTGCATTCAGATGAAGTAATCATGATGAGACTGCTAGTGGAAGTATACAACTTTGATGAGTATGAGGCTATGGCTAAACTTCGATGGAGGAGATATAAGAAGGCAGAAATGGCTAGCCTACGCAGAAGTGGTGATACTGTTATGCTATTTGAGCAGGAGTATCCTGAAGATGATGAGAGCTGCTTCCTTGTAGCAGGTGACCAGGCTTACAACTCTGACATAATAACTGATAAGATACGCAACTGTGTGCCAGCACCTATTACAAAGAATATAGTGAATCCTAAGAATGGTACATCTGCTACACTTGAAATCTGGCACGATGTAGAGGAAGGCAGAGGCTACCTAATTAGCATTGACCCTGGGAAAGGTAAGACATCTGAGTCTGTAGGTCAAGTATGGACTTTTGCAGAAGGTTACAGGGACAAGGATGGCAATGAAGTTCATCCAATAATGCAGCACTGTGCTACTCTAGCTGGCTTTTATGATGAGTGGGAGACGGCTGAGTATATGAAGGAAGTTGGGCACTACTACAATACAGCAGTAATAGCACCTGAGGACAACCTAGACATTGTTTCTCACCTTAGAGACTACTCCGACCTCTACTGGCGTGAGGATGTTAGAACTGGCAAGTCAGTTAGGGCTGTAGGCTGGCAGACTAATGTATCTACCAAGCCTTATATGATAACAGAACTTAACAGGCACCTGGATGATATTGACTGTCAAGATGTAAGATTCTGGTCTCAGTGTAAGAACATACGCAGAAATGCTATGGTTAAGAGTGGCATACTGGTAGTTGGTGCTGATGACCACCATGATGCTGCTGCTATTGCTGTAGCCTGCCGAGATGCTGTGCCAATAGCAAGAGGTTATCAAGGAAGCGCAGGATGGGATGACAGTTGGGGGAAATGATAGTGGAGGAAGCAAATGAAGAATGATGCTACATCAGTTATAGCGAGATGCAATGAGCTTAAAGAGTTCTGGTCTCCTAGAGATACTAAGATGCGTGCTTGGTACAGAATGATAGAGATGGTAGATGAGCTCAAGACTGAAAAGATGGAGTCCTTTGTAGGTAATGATCCTAGGGCACTATTCAACTTGGTGCTTCATCTCCTTGACACTGACATACCTCATAGGATTAAGGACTATGAACTAGTAGATTTAGAAGCAGCTAATGCAGTCGCTTCTGTTAGCTCATTCTTCCGAACTGCCTGGAAGGATGTCCATAATACCTTCCGCCGAGGTAACCCCAGGCAAAGCCTCCAGCGGACTTCTCTTGGATTTATGTTAGCAACTGGCTGGTATGCTGAGTTTGCTATAGTATCAGATGATGGTAAGAGGTGCTATGCCGAGCCTTGGAATCCTATTGAAGTCTATCCTATGTGGGATGGAGCACTGGGACTGGATGAGGTTGCTCACATCTACAAGATAAGCTCCAAGCAGGCAGTTGCTATGGCTAGGGAGAATGGGTGGAAGTTCAGGAGTGCCTACAACCAGTGGAGAGCTGCTGTCGGCAAGGATGTAACTATCTGTGACTACTGGTGGACTGAGATAGCAGAGGAGTTCCCATTCACTAAGCTCATCTACAATGCAATAGTGATAGACAAAGAACTGGTGAAGTTTGGACCTACCCGATTCAGGCGTATGCCTATATATGTAGCACCAGTTGGTGGGCTACCTGATATGGGCAGTTTAACTGAAGGAGCACTACCAACTTACTCAGCCACTCTCAAACTTCAGACTCAGGAATCTAATGTTGACCGCTGGAAGGCTGAGATTGGGCAGGCGATTATAGCAACCAATGAGAACATCTACCGAGCCTGGAATAAGTGGTGGAGCTTCAGTATGCAGCTACTGAGAGATACTGCTCAACCTAGAATCTTTGAACGAAGTAGGAGTGGTAAGTCTATAGTCAAGCCAGAGGATGTCTTTCGCAGAGGGGCTATATTTAGGGGAGGTCCTGATGACTCAGTTGACTTCATTGGAACTCCACCTATACCACTAGAGCTCAGGAGTACTCAACTAGACCTTGAAGCTATGATGCAACGAGGTGGTGTTAGTTGGTCTATGTATGGAAGTGTACAAGGTCAAATGACCGCTTATGTAATGAGTCAGATAGCTGCCTCTGCTAACCAGATAATTAAGCCTTTCCACCAGGCATTTATAGCCAAGTATGAGGATGAGGACAATGACTGGCTAGAGGATATTAAGACACGAGGAGTTAAACCTTACGGTTGGGCCTATCCAACCGCACTACCAGAAGGTGTGAGAGTATCTGCCGAGTATGAGGTAGAGATTCCTGGGGACTTAGTGCAGAGAGCTACAACTGCCCGTATGCTAGACCCTGACTTCAGGTTAAGCTATAGTTATGTATCTAAAAAGCTCTTCCCAGATATCGCAGACCCTCTAATGGAGAGAGCTCAGGTTAGAGCTGACCAAGCTGAACTTCATCCTAGCAACTCAATCATAGCTCTTATCCAGTACTATCGCAGACAGGCTGCTTACTTAACTCGGATAGGTGATGTTGATTCTGCTAGACTCTACGAACTAGCTTCAGACATGGCTCTGAATATGCTAGGGCCTCAACAGCCAGCACAGCCCCCTCCAGGTCAGGTTCCAGGTATGGGTAGACCTGAGGCTATACCGCAACTACCTGGTGGAGGCAGAGAGCCTCAAAGGGAAGCATAGGGTGAGGAGTAAACTATGCCAGACATAGCTGAAATTACTGAATATACTAAGAAAGTACTAGAAGAGAAAGGCTGGCAGCTGGGTGAGGCTGGCAGGCTCTTATTGCCTCCACCTGTTGAGCAGCCTGAGTTCTTTCCTGGCTTTGGTCAGGAGCTACAGCAACTTGGAGTAGCCCAAAGGAGGGCTGAGCAGAGGGCTATGGCAGCTGAGCAGGCAAGAGCAGGTCTAGCCCGTAGATTCAAATTTGCTGCTCCATTTGAACTACCTAGAGCGGGCGAGAGAATATTCCCTATCTTTCCATTCTTGAGCTTTAGACTAACCGATGTAGCAGTTTACGAGCAGCAGATAGAAGAAGCACAGGTAGAGCTTGACTTATCTCTTCAGGAACTGAAGTCTATTAGATGGCGTCAGGAGGTAATGATATCCCTACCGAACTATTTATCTATCCCTGACTATAAAATCCAACGCTCTGAGGACGTACTTAACTACATTCCTAATGATGCTCTAAGACCTGACGACAACATATGGCTTACTAACCTATACGATAGAATGAAGCATCTGTCTAACGTACTGCCAGAAGGCTTTGATGGTGATACTTGGGAGGCTCAGTCTAAGGTACTAAATGAAGTACTAACTGCACCTAAACTAGAGCTCAAAGGAGTGCATAATCTAACTGTAGATGAAATTGCTAAGTCCTTTGCCTTTGGAGTAGCAGAACTGCCAAGGAATATGACAGAAGAGGGCGTTCGAGACATACTTGCCCAGATAGAGCTACAAGATGAGGAGATTGATTCTGCTAAGGATTGGCTAACAGAGCGGGCTAATGCCTGGGCTATAGAGTCTGATAGGCTTAACCTTATTCGGGCTGGTGCTCTACAGGCAGAAGCTCCTAGCCTCACACCTTGGGAGTTTACTAAACTAATGGTAACTCAGCCTATGATGGCAACTATGGAGATGTTGGATAAGTACTTCAATATGCTTCCCAGACCACTTGCATCTGCTGCTATTATAGGTACTCATAGGCTATTCAAAACTTCAGAAGATACATATGCTGCTGAACTGGAAAGACAATTTACCCTCTACCGCTCACAAGGTGAGAGCAACTGGGCTTCACTTGCTATGGCCTTTAATGAGTGGGATGCTCCTTGGTATGCAAAGATAGCTACTGAGGCAGCATTTGACCCTATAAGTTATATAGGCTTTGGTCTTATTACTGGTATAGGTGGTAAGCTTGGTGGAGTAGCCAGGGGTGGCAGAATGGCTAACAGAGGCTCAAGGATAGGTAATCTAATTATTGACTTTGAGCAAGGCTTCATGGCAGGAGCTGACCTTACATTCCAAGGTGGGATGTGGCTAGCTAAGCAGCCTATCAAAGGTGCATTCTGGACTCTTGGTGCAGGCTATCAGATTCCTCGAACTGCTACTACATTGGCTAGGAACTTTGCTCGTAAAGGCTTTATGGACTTTAAGGCTGTACTTGACAGAGCCTTCCCAGATGTTAGTAGCATGAAGGGGCTGACGGCTAAGGACTTGAGAGATACTGCTGAGGCTTGCATAAAGCAGACTATGGACAATCCTTATGAAGGCCACAACCTGATGAATAAGGCAGGGGCTGGTCTATTAGAGTTCAACTATCTAGATGACGTAGCAGCCAAGAAGATACTAGAGCCTATAAGAACTCCTATCTACGGTCCTGCTGGGGAGGTAATATCTGAAGCTGCAGAAGTAACTATGGACACTGCTCGCCTAGCTCACTTTAATAATGAAGTACTCAATATGTTTAGTGGTCAGGGTGAGAGAGTAACAGCTGGTAAAATTATAGCTGACCTTGGGGTAGAAGCTACTGAAGAAGCGGTTGAGAAGATGGCAGCTAAACTATCTACTCTTAAGGATAAAGTAGCTAAGGACTCCCTAGCCGCTCTTAAGGGTGATGTGCCTGAAGACATTATGCTTAACCTGTTCAATAGAATGGAAGGGATAAGATATTCTAACCTTCATAGCCCTCTGACTGAACATATGACTCAGGCAGGTAGGTCAGTATCAGCCTTTGTTAGAAACATGGATAATATACTGTACTCGACTCAATTGGTAGCACTGGAACGCCGAGTGGTAATGCCAGTAGCTAGGTGGAATCTGCTCTTCCTGAACTTTGGACCTTTCAACTTCTTTGAGAATATGCAGAGAAGCTTCCTTGGTGGAGCTGAGGTGCTCTATCCTAGAGCCTATGGTGGAGTTGCAGAGACTAATAGACTATTCAAAGGTCTAGCTAATGCTCCTTATGAACTCCATATGTTTGAGCGTGGAGAGGCAAGGCTAGCTCAGGCTATAATTGACCCTAAGACTGGTAGAACTGCAGTGTTCAAGGGAGGCAATATACCATTTGTAACTAAGGAAGTAACTATACCTGAACGGATACCTTTCCTTGGAGGCAAGACTATAGGCAAGAAGATGAATATTGCTGGTAAGGATTTCCAACTTGGTAGCTTCCAAGACCAGTATGATATGTGGGCTCATCTTAACTCTACTCAAGTATCCTATGACTACCAAGTCCACTATATGAAGGCTCTAACAGAAGTAGCTCCAGATGATATGAGAGCGATAAGTCAGGTACTAGATAACCACAGAGCTGAGCTAGATAATATAACTGCCTTTACCAAAGGTGATGCTAAGGACTTGGAGCGGGTTATTCTAGCAGATTCAACTGTAGGCTCTGCTGAGGTAAGAGCTCATGCTGATATAGATGTGCTTACTATGGAACGGAGACAGATTAGCAAGGAACTGGGCAAAACCTTTGATAGGGCTACTGAAGTAAGAATGATAACTAAGAATGGTATTAGAGATGAGGTGCTGGACGGCTCTATCTTCAAGAACATAGACGATAGGGTTGCTGCCTTTATAGAAGCAGAAAGAGAGTTGTCACTAGTTAGTCTACAGAATCAGATAGATGTCTTGAAGAGTGAAGCAGATGCCTTCTTGGCTAATCCTCCTAGAAACATAGATGAGTTCCTTGGAGATATGCAGAGCATAACTTCTATGATAGAAGGCACTGGGGAGAGGATACATGACTATAGGAGGTTGACAGAGCTAAGAAAGGCTAAACTTAGCCCTGCTGACTTTGATGACTTTGAAGTTGGTTCAGCTAAGCTACTAGCAGAATTCATGGATACTTCAGAAGAGCAGCTAGTGAGAATGATGAATCAGATAGTGGAGAATGCTAAGGGTGCTCCTGGTGCTACTGGTATTAATGTGTTTAGAGGAGCTCCATCTCCCGAGAGAGCAGCTAGAGACTTCCCTGGAGTATTCGTATCTCGTAGTCGTGCTCAGGCTGCACAGTATGGAGATGTGTCAGAGTTTGTTATAACTGGGAAGCAGAATATTTTGGATGTGGGGTCTTCGGAAGTTACAAGCCTGTTAGATGAGTATACTAGCGTAGTTGGTAAGGGGGCTGCTGACCTTAAAGCTGCTCAGACAGGCGAATTGTCTGATAGTCTGTTTCTATTCCCAGAGCCTGAATGGGTAGGTATTCTTAAGAGAAGGGGCTATACTGCTACTAGCTTTGGTGAGGATATATTTGTACTTGACCCTACATCTGTGGTGTCTCCTACTCCAATGATGTCTGATATTCAACTAGCTCGCCTTACCGACTTAGATAACATCTCTCGCCTTGAACTGAATAACATCCTAGCAACTCGTAACAAGATAGCAGAAATAGAATCTGTCATTCCTCGCACTGCTAAGCGTAGGCGTGATAATAGGTTCTGGCAACAGCAGAGAACACAGAAAGCTTCTATCTGGGATGAGTATGATACTAACTCTCGCCGCTTCAAAGACCTTAGACTGCGGGCTAGTCGCAACTTCCTTCAATCAGTAGATAAGCCTATCTACGTTCCTGACTTCATACCTGATATTGTAGATGAACTGACTCCTAGTCACTTAGCTTACCTCTTCGGAGCAACAGGTGATGACCTCTACCGAGGACTTACCAGAGTATCCCATCATATAACTATACATCCAAGAGAAGACTTCATCCTACTTGCTAGAAACCAGGCAGATGCCTATGCCTCAAAGTTTAATAAAGTAGCTGCTGATATAGGCTTTACTGATGAAGCAATAGGTGATGTCTATGACCAACTGTGGAGGAATCTGGGAATAGAGCCTACGACTCTAACTCCTGACTCTCCAACAGTAATGCAGATGGAAGAGATAAGGCAGGAGCTGCATAGACTCCATGCAGCTTATAAGTTGCCTAGTGTTAAGGCGAACCCTTCTGGGGACTACAGAGCTGTGCTGTGGCAGGGAGAGCTGCATAGAGTTTCTAGGGCTGGACAGCACACTGAAGTGATATCTCCGCTTGCAGGACCTAGAAGCAGTGTCGTAGAGGGCTTGACATCTGGCAAGGCAGGGTACATTACGTTTAACTACAAGAAGGCTGGAGAGATGGCAGTTCAAACTGACAGGAACCTGTTGAGCCATGCCGATATGAGTAGTCTTCATGAGTTGGCTGCTAAGGAGGGTCAGACTACTATTGTATTCTCTAAGAAGCCTATGGGTCCTATTGAACTTGTGGAACCTATACAGGTAGTTAGTGCTCCTGATGTAGTCAAGTGGAGACAGTATGTCAATGGAGTAGCTGATGACTTAGATAATCTGCCTATGTATGCTGAACGTGTAGTGCCTGAGGCAGATATTGGTCTTGGCGAGCGTATTATTGAGGAAGCTGAGTTTGAACGCCTCATTGAAGAACGAGCAAGGGAGCTAGCTGTTCAGGAAGGCTATACTATGGAGCAGGCTAGGAAACTAGTTACAGTTCCTAGGCGGCGTGATGTTATGGTTGACCCAGAAGAGATTAATCGTATCAGGAGTCAGGTTGATAAGATTGCTCAGGAGACCAAGGCTAATGGTGACACCCTCAGAGATGTAACTGATATATGGCAGTTGGAGGCTCATAATGATGAGTTACAGACTATAGGTAGAGTAGCTCAAGGAAGTCCTGAGTATACCCAAGGAATCCGCAAGATACTTAATGAGAACTATCCATCTGGGTATATCAGAATCTATCGTGGACAAGGTGGTGCTCTCAAGCCTGGTGAAGCGCTGGAGAGGGAGTTTACTAATGTTACTAGTCGCAGAAGTACGGCAGTGGACTTCCAGAAGTCTTGGGTGGACAGGACTGGCAAAGAGTTAGCTCCTGAAATAGATGATATTCTTATTAAAGTTGATGATGTCTTAGCTATTGGCTCTGTGATAGAGTCTGAACTTGTAATTCCATCTAGCGTTCTGAAGAGTAGAATTGAGGGTCCTCTACGAGCTCCTACTGCTGTAAGGCCTCAGTGGTGGTCTAACAAAGAACAGGCTATGACTCTAGCCCGAGAACGTCATGCTCTAGCCTATCCTACCTACGATAATGCTAACATAATAGACGAGTCTATGAGAGCAGTGTTTCCATTCTGGAACTATGAACTCTTCCGCTGGAGATGGATACCTCGTACCTGGATGAGAACACCAGGTACTATGACTGGTCTAGCTCGCTGGATGAATTATACAGACCAAGGCTATGTGCCTCTACCTGGCACTGACCTTCAACTCAATCCACTCCGAGGCTCAGTCTGGATGGGTGGACTAAGGAGCTTCTACCTTAAAGACTTCCCTGAGTACTATGACCAGTTTCCAGGAATGGAACAGATAGACTATATTGGCAGAGCAGGCTTCTTCCCAGGAGTTCATGTTATGGCTCCTATTGTAGCCTTTGGGGCACTAGCAGGAAAGCCAGAGTGGGGTGAACTAGCTCCTGCCTGGGTAAGGACAGGGCTATCAGGACTAAGAGCTATGTCTCCTGAGCATATAGGTAAGGTGCTAGACATAGTCTACCCTGACCGCTTTAGAGACTTCCAGACCATGCTTACTCTGGGTGAAGAGGGCTATGATGCTGATGCTATTTGGCGGAAGAAGAAGCAAGGAATAACACTTACGCCTGAAGAGGAGAAGCTCTGGCTTAGAGCTGAGAATAGAGCCAACGGCATCAAAGGTATCCTTATGCAGCAAACTGGTATCTTCCGCATAAGACCTCAGGAATATACTCAAATCCGAGAGTCAATGAGGCTAGCTATTGAAGACGCAACTGGGGTGCCTGTAGCAGTGCAGGAACAGATAGATAGAATGTATCCTGTTACTGGCAAGAGATTTAGTGACTACTACAGTCTAGATGTTCTACAACAGAAACTCCTCTACGAATTTGAATCTTATCGTCGCTGGCAAGGAGTAACAACTCCTCTCTATCCTTCCTCTTGGCAGCTCCTTGATGTGAAGATTAGAGACTACTATGAGGAGCTAGACAAAGTATACAATGAAGCAAGATATGAAGGAGTCTATGAAGATGGAGTAACGGTTAGACCTAGCATAGTAGAAGCTAATCGCCAGTTTATATCTGATGAAATAGGTCCTGACCAGTGGATGGGACTACGCAGTGATATACAGAGTGGTCTAGGTGAGGCTGGTAGGATTCTAGGAGAATCTCCTGCCTACAAGGATGTACCTAAGACCTTTGATGAGCGAGCTGAGATGCTAGAGGAGCGAGGTATACCTACACCAACTCAAGGGCCTGACCAGGAGCTACTGTACTACTACTACGAACTTCGTCCTGAGTATAAGTACTCTTGGGAATCTGAGAGAATGGAGATGGACTTTGAAACCTACTATGCCAAGATTGATATCCTGCTGGAATCTCTAGATGCTGCTCACCGAGAACGCCTTATTCAACGTATCCAGGCTGACTGGACTCCTATGGAGAGGCTCTACTGGAACGTTAGCCGAGAACATCTAAGACCCTACAGAAACCTCAGAGACATAGTACTCCGAGAATATGATGAAGAGCAAGTCAAGCATATCCGCAGATTTGAGGTAGCTCGAGGTACTGAACGAGAGGAGTTACAGGAAATCATAGGTCCTGATGGTCTTAAACTCATCTCAGGATTTAACAAGAGACTTCGAGAAGCTCGCCAACGCTTCCGCATACTTGACCCTCTGACTGATGCCTGGCTTAACTTTTTTGGGAGAACTGATACTCTCATGTCTAAGGAAGCAGAGCAAATGTATGAGGACCTTAGGAAGCAGTACCTAACTCCTGATATGATTGGGAGTAGATAGTCAATGGTAAAAATTTAATCCGTATACATTAGTAATACATATTATTATATCCTTGACACCACATAGGAGGGTATGTTATACTGACTAATAGGAGGATGTAGATATGGGAACTGAGAACCAGCCGAATGGTGCTTCTAGCAGTCCTGAAGTTCAGGCTCCTGCAGCTGAGCCAGCAACTCCGCCTGAACCAATAGAGCCTACCGCTAAGGTAGAAGTAAAAGATGGTAAGGTGTTAGTTGATGGTAAGAGTTTTGTAGCAGAGTCTGACCTGATTGCTGCGAAGAAGAATTTAGAAGGGCAGTTGGAAAAGCAGCAGACAGCCCACGAAGGTGCTATTGATAGTGCTAAGTTAGAGGCTTCTAATGCTCTACAGCAGATAGCCCAACTAAATGCAACAATCCAGAAGAACGAGCAGGCCCGTCAGGCGGGTGCAGTTTCTGATGAGGAAGCTGCGAGGGTCAAGCAGGAGGCAGAGACTACCAAAAGTAGTTTAGAACAGGCTAGTGCCAGAGTTCTAGAACTCCGCCGAGCTAACATTGTCCTTGCTTCGCAGGGAACAGTTAGTGAGGAGCAGTTAAAAGACAAGTCACTTATGGAGCTTGACTCTTTTGAAGAAGCGCTGAAGGCGCTGGCAACATCTAGAAGTGGTCTTGGACCTTATGCACTAGGTGGAGGGCAAGGTGAAGCTGCTCCTAAGACCGAAATGGAGAGAGCAGCAGAAACCTTAGCAAGCACTCCCTTAACAGGTACCAGGTCTGCTGATAAGTAATAAACTAGAAGGAGACAAGTAATATGGCGGATGAGTCAGGTGGACATTGGACAAATCTAGCTGCTGCTCAGAAGCTAACTCAATCTACCAAGATTCCAGGTGTCTTCGAAGAGGACATCAAGAGGAATAATCCACTAGAGAGGCTCACTGTAGCACAGGCTGCTCACAGTGGACTTAAGATAGAGTGGCTGAGGGAGCAGGCAGCAGCAGTAACTGCTATTGAAGCAGCTGTGGTTGAGATAGATATCGGTGAGCAACTGTCCTGGACTGAGGATGTAAACTATGATGAGAAAGAAATGACTCTTCGTAGAGTCTATATCCAGAGGAAACTAGACCACTACTTACCTGGTATCTATGGAACCTACAACAACTATGAAGCAAGGATGCTTCTGGAATCTGAGAAGGGATTGAAGAGGAAGATAGGGGCTAGGATAATCTACGCCGATAACACCTATAGCTCAAGCAAGCAGTTTGATGGTGTTCACGCTCTGGCTGCTGAGCATGGTACTCCTTGGACTCAAGGCTCTGCTTACGACCCTAAGAATATTGATGGGGCAAGTGGAGCTCTTAGCCTTTGGAACCTGAGGGTGCTAGTCGATAATATGCTACACGGTGTAGATGAGCTCTGGTCGCCTTTTGAGATTGTACGCAGAATGGATGCTGCCTATCAGGAGACAGGCTTTGCTAGTCTAGCATCTGGCACTGCGGGCAGTCTCAGCTTCATCACTATGGGCTACAATGATCTTGGTAAGAGAGTCCTCTTCTGGGATGGTATTCCTATTATCAGAACTGACTACCTCGTTGCAGAGGCAGATGGAACTGGTACTGGGGGTACAGCCAATGCTAGAGGACTATATAGCTCAGGCACTCGTGCCTACTCCATCTTCGCAGTAAAGCATGGGAACGTACTGAATATGGAGCCTGGTCTAACCTACGCTTATGGTGGAACTGAGGGGGCTGGAGACCTCTACAAACTAGTCCGCTTCCCTGAGTTGGAAGACTACGATGCTGGTGGTTTAAGGCTTGTTAATAACAGTGCCTTACTACTAGGCTCGAGTCAATGCCTGGGAAGAATCTTTGACATTCAAGACCACGCAATAACTGCTTAAGCAGTAGGCTTTGAACGGTGTGCCTACTTAAACACCAAAATATAAAAGGAGAAAAGTAAAATGGCGAACAAAGTTGAAACTGGCAAATACCTTAACCATGACATAAGGAGTAACAATGGTTCTTATATCATAATGCCTCCTTGGTTTCAAGGTGAGAGTGGTTGGGGTAATCTAAAGCTGCCTAATGTCTACAATACTAACGATGTTGCTGCTCTATATCCTGTAGGTACTAAGTATGTAGAGGGTGAGAGAATCTTCTACTACGGCAAGCATCTAGGTCGTGCTGCAACACATGGAGCAACACCTGGGGCAACTGGTGCTGATGAGCTTGGTAGGATACACTTCACCAATGCCTATCAGAGAGATATGGCTTCTGGCTTAGTCACTAGGGCGGTAGCTGGAGAGGATTCTATGTGGTACACAACTACACCATCTGCTCCTACAGGACTAAAGGCAGACAACTACCTATCAGGTGGTTGGGTCAACGGTAAGGATACTGGCTCTGCGACAAGACCGTTCTATCGCAGAATTGTGGCTCACAACTACACTGCTGCTGCTGGGTCTGCCACTGAGCCTACTAGACCTGAAAGTCTTGGAACTACGTGGGACAATAGTGGCAATACTCTTAATAGTGAACTTATACTTGATCAGCCTATTGTTACGAGTGTTACTGCCTTGACCTCCATGTTGCTGCCTAATCCCTGGAAGCACTGTTACAGGGAGGTAGCGTCAGCTTCTGATATTTACTATGGAGCTATGGGTGCTTGCTGCTACAATAACCCAGACGCTGACTACTATGTTTGGTATCAGACCTGGGGACCTTGCTCTACAATCTGGATAACTGACTTTGGTGGGCAGTCCAATAGAGAGTCCTTATACTGGGTGATGGGTGATGGCTCTATTATTAGTAATGCTCACGATGGTTCTACCTATTTCCAGAACAATCCAATCGCAGGTCAGGTAATGTTTAGCACCTATGTTGAGGGTACTACTGGTGCTGACGAGCAAACCGCAGTAATGTACTATCTGCAGCTAAGGAGATAGCATGGCTGATAAACTTAACCGAATGTCTGCTGGTGACCTGCTTGACCTATGTAAGGAGAAGGGCTTAGATGTACCTAATCCTGATAGGAAATCTCTACTGAAAGCACTACGTTTCAAGAAGAAGTAGAATCAGTAAATGGGAGGGTGGCTAACAACTGCCCTCCCCAGGGAGAACAAGATGCCCTTATACGAGTATGAGTGTGAAGGTGGACACAGGTTTGAGGAGCTGCACAGCATAGAGGATAGGAATAATGTGGTATGCCCTAACTGTGAAAAACCTGTCCATGTTAGAATATCCTTACTGGGCAAGCCTCTGTTTGCTCATACCTTCACTACCTATGGACACGATGGCTCTGTGATAGGGCAAAGACAAACTACTGAACGTACTGAATATCCAATAAGAAAGAAATCTGGTAAGGAGGTGAGTGCATAATGCCTCTTGCAGTAGAAGCACTCAACGATACTAGCTCAATGGAGCAGATACGCCAAGCTATCAGTGACACTATTGGTCAACTGATAAGGGAGGGCAAGACCCAGGAGGAGGCTGCTGGGCAAGCTTACAGTATGGCTCGCCAGTCTACTGGGAAGGAACTAGACTTCGGACGATAAACTAAATAGAAAAATAAACATTTCAAGGGGGTAAGAAATGTCCTTAATAAGTAAATGGTTTTCAACTACTCTGGCATTTGGTACAGATGACCAGAACACTCCTGAGGTAGACCTACAGGATGCCTTCGAAGCAATCGAAGTAGACATCCCTACCATAGAAGCAGCTGAAATCCAAATCAAGGGTGCTAATCAGTCTGCTGGCACCTTTGACCTCATAGGCTACGAAGAGCCTATTCCATCTACCACTGGTGGGTTTAGAACTACTATACCTATAGGTGGTAAGTATCAATACATCAAAGTCTACCTTTCAGCAGCCCAGACAGCAGACCGTGTATTTGCAGTTAGAGGTATTAGCTATGCTTCTGGTGGGTTAGTAGCTCTGCTAGGAAGAGTCAAATGGTTAGCTACTAATACTGTACTAGCTGCTGGCTCAGCAGTCATCGGTAAGGTTAGAATGGTGACTGCTACTGGTGATGAAGTTACTGACGATACTGCGGATGCTGTCAAGTCACTATTGGTAGATGCCGCTGGAGCAGTAATTGAGAAGGCTGAAGATGCAGCTCATAGCTCTGGCGACAAAGGTATTATGACACTTGCTGTTAGGCAGGATATACCTGCCAGCATGGTTAGTGCTGATGGAGACTACACTCCGCTCTCAGTTGACCAACTAGGAAGAGTGAGAGTTAATACTGGCGGTGCTGACTTTGCCTCAATGATAGGTATGCCTGAACTCCGAGCAGACAATGATGGTTGGGCTGTCTGGGAGAAGGTGGCTAGAAATGCTAAGTATGTTCTAGGTACTGATGGTAATAGGCAATTCAGGCAAGGTCCTTGGGCTGCTCATCTAAATGGAGGTCCTCAGAGTAGTGGTGAGGATTGGGCTTCTATCTGGATTCCTATAAATGACATGCACCTGACTGACCTTGACGAATTCATGTATACCTACTACAAGTTCCTAGCTGGAACTGCAGATGTAGGCGCTGCTGCTCCTAACATAGTAATCTGTGTCCATGACCCAGCAGACCATGACCAGAGAGCAGAGATTAGTCATACTGCTAGTGCTGCTGGTGCAGTAACTGCAGGTTGGCATGAGACTATTATCAACTCAGCTACTACAGCTCTCTTCTGGTATGGACAGGTAACTGGAACTCCTGATACCTGCCCAACTGAAGGAACCAACTACACCTGGGCGAACTATCAGGCTGACTCTATATTCAGCACCTGGACTGTCTTTATGATTAAGATAGACTTTGGCTTCTGGAGTGGAACTAGAAGCACAGGTGATGTGTGGGTTGGTTCTTGCCAGATAAACAATATAGCAGTTGACTGGACGCCTGCAGACTTGGATGACCTTGGAACTAGGAAGAACTTCTCAGAACCTACGTTTGGTGAACCTACTCTGATAGCAAGAGGTAATGGTGATGCTGTTTGGTCAAGGCCAGGTCTCGAGCACCTCAACCAGAAGAGTGGTAGTGCTTGGATGGCTAATCTCTACGGTGGAGTACAGTCTGCATGGAATGACTGGGCGGCTATCTACATCCCAGTTAACGAGCTACCTTTACCACTACTGCACACTGCTAGGTGGTCATACTACCTAACTGAGGCAGAAGCCTTTGGACTCAACATGGTTATCTGGGTGCATGACCCTTATGACTATGATATAAGAGCTGAGATAACTCAGAAGGCGGATATAGCTACTCTTGAAAAGGCTTCAGGCTGGGATGCTCATGAACTCAACCAGACCACCAACCAGTTCTACTACTATGGTGAAGGTATAGCTAATACTAGTCTGATAACTGGCACAGGTCCTGGCAACCTCTTCGGACTAGATGACTTCCAAGGTGATGAGCGGTTCAACACTATGGTAGTGTATAGGATTTCCTTTGAGTACGGCTGGCACACTGGAGACAATGAGTTCAAGGATGCCTGGGTAGCTGATATAACTCTCAACAATGAGCAGATTGCTCTGAAGCCTGACAGTGGTGGAAGTGGAAGAATAGGCCATAGACGCTACTTCAGTACTGATACCTCAGCCAATAGCACTCTTGCTCCTAAGACTCCATTCAGGCTACTTAGCATAGACTGCGAAATAGATACAGCAGGTACTACAGATGAGAGCCTAACCATAACGAAGGACTCTGGTACGGCTGATACCTACGATACATTGCTCTTTACCCAGAATACCAAGACACCTGCTATAGTTAGCCTCTTTGTTCCATTTGAGAATGCCTACTTCCTAGACTCTGACGAACTTGATATGCTATGGGCTAATTCACAGGCTAGAGACTTTGGGTTCACCTGGACTTATCAGACGGTGTTTAGTTAAGGAGGAGCTATGACTACCATAAATGGAATTAAGAATAGAGTAGCTCCTAGAACTATTAGTAGTGTCAATGGAGCAAAGTACATCTCTCATAATGGTATTAGGCAGCTTGACTATGACAAGTGGAAGATGGTTTGGAATGGAAATCACTTTGCTCCACCTGACCTTAGCAGTAAGCTCTATCTACCAGGAGTTCCAGGTGCAGGTGCTACTATCTTCGACTTTGGTGGCTCTACTAATGGCACGGTAGTTGGTGCTACCTGGATG